GGATGATGGTCTCGGAGATGTGCGCCAAGTGCTCAAGGAAGAGATGGGGAAGCACCACGCTGACCACATCAACAGGATGCTATTGGTAGATGTCGAGACCCCAGCGGGTAACGACTTCGAGTCACTGGACCGACTAACCTCGGACCCAGACTCGATGACAACTGGTACAGGCCATGTGAGTGCTACTACAGACCACGACCTATACTCTATCACACGCGATGGGAGTTCCGACTTCCACAGTGCTGAGGTAGATGTGTCGGCTGCGGCTAACACTAACAGGAACCTAAGCCTGAATCAACTGGACGGATTGTTCCAGCAGATTTGGGTTCGAGGTGGTAACCCCAAGGTCATGCTGACTGGGTACGATACCCTGATGCGTGTGCAACAACTACTGCAGAGCCAGCAGAGATTCATGGAATCGAAGAGGGTCACCCCCACCTACAACGGTGTGAAGGGTGTGCCTGGTATCGAGGCCGGATTCATTGTGGCTACCTACAACGGCGTGCCGCTGATTCCGTCCAAGGATGTAGTAACTGACACGAGTGGAATCTCGAGGATTTACTACTTTGATACGGACTACTTGTGGTTCCAGACTGCTATACCGACCCAATATTTCGAGTCGGGTATCGAAACCGGCGACCCGTTCGCCATCAACAGACTAGGCCAAGAGGGGCTCTACCGAACCATGGGTGAGGTATGGGACTCTTTCTTCGGCGCAGGAGGTTCTATCCGTGACCTTAAGTGAGGTTTATGGAGAGATAACAGAGGTGATATGATATGGCAGTAACATTTACGAGAAGCACAGGAAGCGGCGGAGTAATGACCGTCGACTTGGAACTAGACCTATATGCAGGGGCTTTGGGCTCCGATACAAGGTGGCTGGACGGCGCAGCAGGGGCAGCAGACGCATACCCCGGTAGTCTGACAGGCTTTACAGCAGCAAACGATGATACAACAAATACGGCAGGACGAGGACTGAAACTAGTTGTGGGTACTTGCACTTTGGTGCAGGACAACAACGCCTTCACAGTTGGTGGAGATGGTGACACAGTTCACGCAATAGTGGTTGGCGGCTCAGGAGTCGCAGCGACATCTTGCTCAGTAGACGCAGGGCTTGGAACAGGGATAATCACCTTCGCTTGCGAAGGAACCCTTTCTGGAAGCACCGGGTTTATGGCGATAGTATCTTGATTGAGGTGACCCAGCATGCCAACACTACTTTGGAGAGGCCCTAAGCGGGCTGTCCGTACTAAGTACGGGTACTATGACAGGCACACACCAGTGGCTGTTACCCAAGTATGGTTGGATGAGCGACGCGGAGCATTTTCAGGTGACCATTGGCAAATTGAAGATGACTACCCCGGCGTTCTCTTTGCAGAGAATACTGATGACGGCCTACCAGACAACGACTGGTTGAAGGCTGACATCAAAATCTGGCTAGAGAACAATGGGGTGGAAGTCTCGTCTATTCGGACAACGAAGGCGACGATGTTGACAATGGTAACTGAAGTCTTGGCGGACGGGGTTACTACCGAGGAGGAATAATTATGGCATTTAGTTTTACAATAGACCAAAGACCCAGTACAATGGGGAACCTACTAATGGTATTCGGCACATTTACCAACACTAGCAGCACTACGGGGGGCGACATTGATTTGTCATCCCTCTTGAATGAGATAGTTTCAGCAGGTGCTAACGGCGACGGTGCAGGTGCTACTGACACAGAGATTGACGGGACTGCTGCGGCAACCCTGACTCTTGTAGTAGCAGGCGGCCTCGACGGAAAGTGGTGGGCAATGGGACGCCGTGGCTGATTGGGGGTAAGACCCCATGACAGATACTAAGATATACGAGTTCAAGCCTTCCGAGGCAATAGAACTTGGCGCTTCTGTGGCCGGTGGCATACAGAAGGTCTTGGATGACTACACAAACGGTAAGACAGTAGAAGGGATTACCAGTTATTTAATGCTGGGAAACCTATATGTCGTGGTTGTCACCGCTTAAGGTGACGACTATGGATGCTGAAGACCTTCGACGCTTGTCCAAACAAGGGTGGAACTACGCAACCGGCGAGAGCGTTCGTACAGAAGCAGGGTCTGACGAGCGCCTCGCTGGCCAAATTGGTGAGCAAAATCTGCGCTCACGAAACATACGAGATGTCATAGACATCGGCAGTGGTACCCGCTGTAAGCACTGCGGCATGCTCCATTTCTGTTACTTGGAGCGCTGCGGTGCTTGCAGCAAGCCAATGGAGTATAACCTAGGGAAAGTGGATGTGAAGGTGTGAAATGTGATGTCCATTGGTGCAACGCTCTGAGTACCGGAAATTCCAGGTGGTGTGCAGTACACCAAGATGAGCACGACCAACAATATTTTCAAAGGGCAGAAGGCCCATATCCATTGGACATATCTTTCGAGGTATTGCAAAAGGGTATAGGTTCAGCCATACAGGGGGCTGGAAGTGCACTATATGATGCAGCCAAGACATTCGGTGACAACAGGCAAGCACAAATGACGAATGTAGCAAACAAAATAACAAGTGCTACAGACCCTAGTGGTTCTCAACAGCAACTGACCTTACCAGGGGATTTGGCCCGTACTGTTGGTGGTGGTTTGGCTGGTGCTGCTCTGGGTGGTCCAGTCGGCGCAGTAGCGGGTGGTGCTGCAGGAATGGGCTTACTTGGTGCAGGAGAACAAGCAGGTGATAGCAGTGGAGTCAATATCAATATTCCACAGGTAGATGCAGGGTCGGCTTTTGGTCATACAGCGGGGACTAAAACGATGGACGCGTTACCAGCAGGTGCCAAGGCTGCTGGTAAAGGGGCTCTTGCTGGTATGTATGCTGGTGCTCCATTAGGACCTGCTGGAATAGTTGGTGGTGCTACTCTTGGAGGTCTTGCTGGAGCAGCAGGCCATACACCAAGGTCTCTGTTGGCAGGTGCGAAAGACAATTTAACAGAGGGGGCTAGTACTGGGTTGACAGGTGTAAAGGATGCTGGTGGTGCTGCTCTTGGCGCTTTAGGTGCTGGTGCTAAAAAGTTAGGAAGGGGAATAGCAGGAGGTCTTGGTGTGCCTGATTGGTGGAGTCCTGATAAGACTGGGGCCCATGGAGACAAGTACAAATATTCTGCGAACGCTCCCAAATTTGTACAAAACGCGCAGAAAGAGATATACCGGCAAAAACTCCATCAACAAGGGCGCTTCAAAGGGGGAACAGCGGCAACTCCTGATGAACAAGAAGAACAATTAGGGGAGTTCCTCTGAGGTGATATGATATGCCAATAGTATTCCAGACAGGTGAACGCGAGCCTAGACCTCTGTTCCCTAATGACCTAGTTTATTCCAGTGCTCAGAAGGTAGCAGACATTCTACAGATTCCACTCCCTGACCCAGTATATCTCACAGCGGATTCTAACACCAGCGCTACTTCTGCCAAGATAGTCCCTGCTGACCAACGCATAGTTGGGTTTGAGGTTGGAGATAGTGTAGAGATAGCGAGTGATGTTGAGATGGGAGAGACTGTAGTCCTAACTAGTGTTGCTCGAGACGGTACTGATGTGGTACTATCATGGAGTGGTGGAGTCACAGGGGACTACGATACTGCTGACAATGCTACTATTCAGAATCTACAGTCATTCACTAACGGTAAGCGGAGGGGGGTAACCCGTTCTGCTGTAGAGACTATGATTCTACGCATGCAAGACAAGATAGATAACCTCTGTAACAATTCATGGAGGCCAATGCTGCAAACAGCAGAGTATCTCAATTTCGACACATACAAACCCTACAGGAGAAGGTACTATACTGACTATGTAGGTACAGTTCCACTCATGTTCCGCAATGTCCAACAGATACTGAGACTGGAAATATGGCAGGGACAGGAGTACAGAGAAGTAGGTTCTGCAGAGGCTCGACTCAAGATACTCGATAATTCCCTACTTACCACTGACGACTATGTGTTTCTTTGTCCTGGGAGTGGTGGAGTAGCCTCTTTACGGGTTGGTAGTACATCCAGTACATGGAGTAATGCATTCGATGTAACTACTACTGCACAGGAACTCTCAGACCTCATTAACAAGGACCTAAGGAAGGGTAAATCGGGTGCAGCATTCTCACCTTCATTCACACTCCAGACAGCCAATACTGCTACTGGGGTAGAGACAGCCAATGTCCATCATGAGTTCATGACTTCTGCTAACGCTGATTATGGCACAGGGCAAATCAAACTGACCAGTATGCATCGTGGTGAAGGTGGAGAGAACTCTACTGTGGCTATTACTAATCACACTGGTATGAGCATCACTGGTCTGACAGACACCGTCCTCACAGTGACTGGTGTATCAGGTAGTTCTGGTAGTGCTACAATCACACTAGCCGATACTTCTGCCTTGGTGCCCTATGGTATTATCTGCATTGGTACGGGCACTGCTGTCAAATGCGCCTATTATACAGCAAAGACTGCCACTACACTCACAGGAGTGACTGACTTGGCTAGCAGTGGCCTTGTTGCGGCACTGTCGAATGGGACTGATATCACACAGTATGCACTCAAGATAGACTATTTCGGTAGCACCACAGGAGATGAGGCTAGGCTTCGTGACTGGTGGTGTGACTATGACCTAGGTATCATCTACTTCAACAACACTTACCCCTACTTCCAATGGAACTCAGTGAAGGCTACCTATGTCTATGGTGAGCGATATGTTGAAAAAGCAATAGAGGATATTTGTACCAAGATGGTAGCCATGGACCTGCTCTTGTCTGATGACCGTAGCGTCCTAATGCCTGAAGGGACTCAGAACATAGACTTAGGTTCCAAGTACCAGTTGTTCAAGCAACAGGTTGCTGAGACACTACCTCGTTACATGGAGGTGATTAACATTGACTGATGACATATTCAAGAAAGCAAAGGAGGGTCTTAAACCAACAATACAGAATGTTAGAAAGCAATCTATCTGGTCACCTGAAGGGAGAATGTTTCTAGATGCTGCTGCTAGTGCTGCAGGATACAAGGCTGATGACGCCGGTAATCTCATAGATGAGAGCGGGCGTGCCCTACCCAAGGAGCACGCGGATTACCAGTGGGTTAAGAGTATGGCAGAGCGTCAAGCAGCAGTGGAAAGTCCAATCGGTAGGGAGTTGTTAGAATGAGTGCGTTTGACTTGACTTGGATTAATCTCAAGAAAGCATGGTATGACAACGAGGATTTTCGTGGAGACCCAGAAGATGAGGAGGCTCATAGGCGGGGAGAAGAAGAGGACCATCAAAATTGGCTGAATGACCCTAAGAATCAGGACGATAGTCCTAACGAGAGGGTAGATGCCCCCACCTTGGATTCTAATCACATCTTGAGGTTGACTAGACCACAACTGGATAAACTTATGGAGGACATTCAAAGTGAGATTCAGCGTAGAGAGACTAAAAAAGCCAACAAGAATGTGGCTGTTGTCAGTAACAGCCCAAGAGACCTGAGTAGCGACCCTTCCTCACCAGCAGGTAAAGATTGGATAAAGAACAACTCTTGGGCATTTGATGGTGGTTGATATGGCTGAATCCATAGAACTTTTGGTATCATTATTCGACACGAGTTGGAATCGTGCTAACAGTGGTCAGAGAAAGCCAGTGATAATGGACATCACCACACTAGACCCTGGTAGGGGTAAGAGGTTCGACCTTAACCGCAGTGATGCCGTTTTTATGTATGAGACTGCTCATAACGAGGAGCAACCTGAGATATTCTATGACTATGTCAACACTCGAATCAATGTAACCATCGACATACGAACTACACGAGGTAGAAGTCATTTGATGAATATGGAAGATGAAGTGAGAAGAATCATTCATAGTAAGAGAAAAGGGGACGCTGGTAACTACGACCGACTACTCTATAAGACAAGGACTGACTTGTCAGATAGGACCAAGCATCTACATAGAATGACCTTTCAGGTCGAAATCGTAATATTCAGTGAACTAGTCGCATAGGGTGAGAGGACATGCCGCAGACAATCTACAAGGGCGATTTGGCCGAAGTAACTCTCGGTCACGAAACAGGAATAGTACTAACACATGGGGCCTGGGGTGGGCTTACTGTCACCGCCGCATCTAGTGGTGATGTCACTACCTTGACATTCTCGGATACTGATAATCACTCCGCTACTGGTATGGCTTCCATGTTCGATACCAGTCACCAATTGAAATATCCTAAGGGTCTACTCGCTGGCTCCAAATTGAGGGTCAAAGGTGGTGGTAACTATGGTGATGATGACCACACTAAGGGGAATGTCTACACTATCATAGCCAATGAAGGTACTACTCTCACAGTAACCCCTGCTATGAACAGGACAGGTGCTTCTGCCGCTGGTGATGAGTTTATGATTGAGACTCTAGGAACTCCTACTATAGATGTCGGCATGGCTTACAACAGTAATGCGCAGACTAGTGATGAGTCAGTTCTCACTGACCAGTTTATCGGTTTGGCTGCTGAAATAACGCTTCCAGAAACCAAGGTTGAAGTCTTTCGTTCCCACATCGTGGGTGTAGGGAGGCAAGTTGTAGTTCAGGAGCCTCAGCACATGGATAATGAAGGAGGCTCCCTATCTACTATGATGCATAGTGCACGATGGCTCTACTACGCCCTTGGTAATGAGGCTGTGAGTGCAACTGAAGGGGTAGATACTCTCAATGTGACCAATCAAGCGATTGGTATGGGAGATACTTACATTGGGTTTGCTTCTGGATTGGCTGTTTGGCCTGGAGTCGGTGATTATGTTATGGTCCTTGATTCTGCAGGGGAAGTTTTGACTCCCTATACTACTGAACCAGCCAGTAGGACCAAGTGGACTGGAACTCAAACTCAGTTCCATAGCAGTATTCGTAGTGAGGTTCGTAGGGTCGTTGCCGTTGATACCACTACCAACTATGTCAAAGTTTATGTTGATGACCCGTTCAATTTCGACCATGCAGCAGGTTTGTATGTGAATCTTAAACGGTTCACAGATGATAATACCAACAACAGTCCTAATTTCCTTACTACTACTGCTGCTTATGGGCAGATTGAAGACAGACAGTCTAGAGCAATGTGGAGCATGTGGCACCAACCCTCCTTCTGTCTAGAGACCAGTATAAGGAGTCGAGATGTCGGTTCCTATGGTACAGAGCAGACTTCTAATGCACCTGGGTCATCCAGTGACTCAAAGCAACTCACTCGAGTCTACAAGGGCTGTAAGGTCAAGTCTTGGCAACTTACTGCTGATGCAGATTCAGAGGTCAAAATGAAGGTCGACTTCGATGCACTACTGTGCTATACTGATACTGGTCGCCTAGAGGATACTCCTGGTGATAGATATACTGCTCATAGGATGTTCGAGAATATCGGTAATGGACCTGCGGAAAGAAAAGAGGCTGGCATAGCACCTAACACTGAGAAACCGTTCTTCTTCTACAACGGGACTATCACTGCTTTCGGCACCAATCTAGCCCAAGTGACCAAATTCGAGTTAGGTGGGGAGAACAATATTGCTCAGCACCTAGTTGTCAGAGGTAACCCAGCGGTAGAACCCCGTAACGATGCTGGCCAGTCCTTGGAACAGATACCCTTCGCTGGTAGCAGGAACCCTTCGCTGGCTGTTGAAGGTAAGGTAGAGTATAACCTAAAGATGGAAATTCTACCCACTGACCCCCTACTATGGCATGAGTTCAGAAGTGCTAGGAGTAAAGGCTACAGTGAGCCCATTACACTGCATCTAGTGAAGGATGGAGCAGGGAGTAACAGAGAGGAAGTGTATGTAGTCATAGACGACTACATCATCACTGAGGCTCCTCTACAGATTCCAGAGGATAAAGGGGTCATCAAACATGAGTTGACAATACTCCCGAAGCATGTGAAGATTGTCGCCCATGATTCTCTGTTTCATTGTTGAGGTGGAAGATATGGTAAGATGGAGTTTACATCCTGGGGGTAGGGGAAAAGCCCCTTGGAAGAAGAAACTGGCAGCGGCTGAGCCTGAGCCTGAACCTGAGGTGGAGGAAGATTTCTTCAACCCAGAATATGCAGTAACTGA